GGTCAAGGTGAAGAGGAAAACTTGTTAAATTATTCCTGCTCTATTCGGGTGTGTAAAAATACCTATGGTGATAGTATAATACAAAGCCATATAATCAGTTCGATGATACTGCGAGGTGAAACTCCCCCGAAATCATCCGCTTCAATGGTTCGGAGTTCCATAGCGTCAAATAGGAACTCTTGGTTTTTTTGTGTTTTTCCACACATAAAACACAATCTATCGGCGGTAGAAAAATATCTCCGCAAAGTTATTCAAAACTATCGCCGATATATTATGTGAAACACTTGTGTGCATATGAGTGTTTCATATAGTTGACTATAACTCGTGCGTAAGCCATTTCGTATTTTTGGGTTCGTAGCCGAGTATAAGCCCAAACGCAACGCAAAGTACCTTGGGGTAGATTGTACAGTCTACCCCCAGTAGAACAACTAACGAAAGGAAAACAGTATGTTAGTATTAGAAACAACAACAAGGAAGAGAGTAGATGTGGTACAAGGATATAATATCACAGCTAAAAGTTTAGAGGAGTGTGATGTAGTATTAACAAATCCTAGACCTACCCCCGCTAAACTAATGTTATTACACAGCTATGATAATAAAAAAGATACCATATCTTGTAGACTTAGAATGTATCCAAAAGGTTATGTTGATACTGAGGTTAAAGTGTCTGACATCTACGCCGTAAAGCGTAATAATGTTTGGATACCTATCGACCATGAAAATAAATAGAACAATCTATAAGGCTAATGTTTTTGGTGTTAGTGACTATCCTTACCAAGTCATTAAACCTAGCACCAATGTCAAGTTAGGAAAGTGGGTCAGTAAATCAAGACATGCAGGTAAACGCATGTATACTGTTACCTTAGAGGAACGAGCTACATGTCCTAAGACTTGCAAACATTGGTACGATTGTTATGGAAATACAATGCCATTCGCACATAGGATTAAGTATGACAAGCATCTTATAAGAAAAATGGATAAGGAACTAGCATATCTTAATACAAAAAAGTATGGTGTTTTAATTAGACTTCATGTCTTGGGAGACTTCCCCGACCTGAAGTATGTTGAGCATTGGGAACAATGGCTTGACAAGTACGAGAACATATCCTGTTATGGATATACTGCTCATTCACCAAAAGAATCTATCGGCGGTAGAATTGCAATAATGAATGAACAGAGGTGGGATAGGTGGTCAATTAGATTTTCAAACTATCCCAGATATAAACTATCTGCTAATTCAGATGTAGTATCTAAGAATGGTATTATCTGTCCTGAACAAGCGGGTCAAACAAAAAGCTGTGGCACTTGTGGTTTGTGTTGGAATAAATCTACAAAGAGAATATTATTCATGACACATAGCAGAGATTTACGAAAGGGAAATAATGACAGTTAAAGATTTAATCAAAGAACTTCAAGAGATTAAAGATAAATATTTAGAACATGAAGTAATACTATTTCATAATGGAAGTGCTGACAAGTGGGATATTGTGGAAGTAGGTAAAGAAAATGAGTGGGAAGACCAAAAAGAAATTTATATTACTATATCATAAGGAACAGAAAGGAAGAAAGGTAAGTAATGCAAATCATAAACCAACCAATTAAAAATGCTATCAAAGAGGCAGTAGGTCAGGGCTTCTTTTATTGTGGTTTTGTAAAGAAATCTACAGGAACATTTAGAGAAGGCATTTTTAAATTTGATGTGAAGCAATATAAATCTATTGTAGATGGTGAGATAAAAACTATCGGCGATAGACCTTCACCAATAACAGTAAATGACCAAGGAATGTGTCTTAAGGAATTTTATAATAAGAAATACTTGGCACATCAGAAACATCCACACGACTTTACATCTGTAAGGTACGACAGTATAAAATTACTAAAGTTCAAAAAGAAAATGTATACAGTCAAGTTTATAGATGATGTAGGATACAGATTGCTGATGTTAGAAAAGATACCTAGCAAACTAGAGTATACAGTAAAACTGCTATATCGTGTAGATGACTTTGACTTTACGATAGGAAACTTACCAACACAAAGGAGACATTGATGACGACACATTTAAATATAGACGGCAAGACTAGATTAGAAGCCTTTAACATGCTGTTAGATACACCAGAGTTTAAAAACATAATGAGTGAAAAAACCATAGGGTATCTGAAGAGCATGGTAAAAATGATACATGAAGACGGATACAATAAAGGCTTTCACGATGCAGGTAATGTATGCAATCAAACATTCTCAAGGATATGTGATAGTCTTGCAGGGAATTGATTTCGATAAAATAAATATTCATGAAGGGGGCAGTCTCAGGTTAGACTGCCCTTGGTGTTTGAATAGAAATACTTTATCAATAAAAAAAATAGATGGTAAAGTTTTATGGAATTGTTTTCATGTGTCCTGTGATTATAAGGGAGTAAATTCAACAGGTTATTCTATAAAAGATATAGAGTACATATTTGATGCAAAAATACAAGAGGAACAAAAATTTAATATACCAAGGTCATTTGTGTCTATATACCCTAATAAAAAAGCTATGCAGTATTTAAAACAATATAATATAAATCCATATGATTGTAATGCCAGAATTGTTTATGATGTTAAACAAGATAGGATAGTGTTTCTAATAGATATTGACGGCATTGTCAGAGGTGCGGTAGGTAGAACTCTATCTAATAAAATTCCAAGGTGGTTTAAGTATAATACTTGTGATTATCCTTTTGTGGTTGGTAGTGATGAAACTACCGCCGTTATAGTTGAAGACTGTGTATCTGCATGTGCAGTATCTTTTTTATATACGGGAATAGCAATCATGGGTACATCATTATCAGATAAACATTCTAATTATATAAAAAGTAAGTTTAAAAAAGTTTACATATGTCTAGACCCTGACGCAAACTCCAAGACTTTTGACATACAAAGTAAGTTGGGATATACTATAGATAGTAAGATAGTTCTAATACCGAAAGATTTAAAATACATGCAAAAAGAAGACATCAAGGGGTTATTAAATGGCAATTAGTAGAGAGTTAGAAGAACAATTAAAAAAAGCAAAAGATAAAAGCAGAGAGAGATTGAAAAGAATAAAAGAATTAGAAGAAGAGAATAGAGAGATGAGAACTCAGAATAAGTTTTTAGTCGATAGACTAGAAGTGTGGGCGGAAAGAAATTTCCAAGCACGACAAGACAAACTCAACATGACAGTGGATGATGTAGTTCAGCAGTCAAGAAACAAACTAGACTACGAACAATTACAAAAGGCTCATGACCTAGCCAATGTCGTTGACAGAGCAAAAAAAGGTGCATCTAAGTTAGATACATCAGGACTAGCAAACAAAGGAAAGGAAAAATAAATGGGATGGTTTGATAGAAAACATTTTGAAGGCAAAATAAAAATAGCGGGGGTAGATATATTTGCAGTCTTAGAATCTCAAGTATACAGAGATTGGGATAGTGAACAGAATATACCTTGGGAAAGTTGGCACTATCATTTAACTATGACAAATGAAAAGTCAGATAAGATGTCTGGTTATGATGCTAAAGACAAACCTGAGTGTCATGTGCCGTACATATCGGAGACAGGATTTAGGTCAGATTTTTTTCAGTATGAAAAAAAACCTGCTGATTTAAAAATGAATGATGTTAAACATATAATAGAAGGTAGAATAAAAGTCCACTTAGGTGGAGTTACTAAACTGCTAGAAAGTTCAGATATAAAACCAGTTGAGGTGATAGATAAAATACCTGAAGAATCATGGGTGGATAAAGATGACTAGTCCATTTAGAAAATACCATCTTATAGCTACAGTTGAAAAGACATTTCAATTTGAAGTTGCGGGTAATGTAAAAGACTTACATGAACATGCTGATAAAAAAGCAAGAGAACTAATGGAGAAAGAGTTAGTTGATATACAAGAATTTAACAAAGATGTTAAAGAGTTTGTGACTAATTGTAATGTTAGAATAGAGGATGATTACACATATGAGTAAAGATACTAAAGAATTAAGGGAGGCTTTGGGTATTGTTAGACTAGCACCTAAATTAGAAATAGTGCTAGATAAATTTGAGAGGGTGGCTAATGAAAGATTTGATGGCGTTAAAGATAATAAAACTATGTCTAAGAAGAGAGTTCTATCAAAAGTACAAAAACAAAATACAAAAAAGTAGTTTATCTAATTTGCTAGATGTATATGCAGTTATAGAAAAAACTTACAAAGACCTGCCTGACTGTAATGAAATACTGCCTGACGACTTGTATTTAAATTATACAACTTACAATCCTACTAATACTCAATCAAACAAAGACAAAGCAATGCAAGTTGTTTTAGATTTAGATAAAGTTGACATCAATGAGGATAATGTAGTTATGACAATACAAGAGATGCACAAATCTCAGATTGTACATCAGGCTGCACAAAAATGTTTAGACATATATAAAGGTGGTAGCGGTGAACTACAATCAGTTATAAATCTTTTACAACAAGAAGAATCTATCGGCGATAGTATTACAGAAGTTACAAAAGATTTGTATGAACTTTTAAAAGAAATGGATTACAGTAATCTGTTTCAGTTCTCTGCACCTTCTTTACTAAATCAACAAGTAAAAGGTGTAGGCAAAGGACACTTCACAATAATATTTGCAAGACCTGAGTCAGGCAAAACTGCCTTTTGGATTAACATGGTAGGGGGCGTAAATGGTTTTGCATACCAAGAAAAAGTCAATAATATAGCCATATTTTGTAACGAAGAGAAGCCATCAAGAATTGTATTTAGATTAATACAAGCATGTTCTGATATGACTAAGAGCCATATTGATGAAGAACCTGAACTAGCAAATCAAGAATGGCAAAAGATACAAGAAAAAATACATATTTATGATTGTAAAGATTTTACAATAGAATCGATAGATAACTATTGTGAAGAGTATAAACCTGATGTAGTGATAGTGGACCAATTAGATAAGATAGAATTGTCTGGAGTTTTTAATAGTGGTCATGAAAAGTTAAGAGAGATTTATAAATTAACTAGAGATATTTCTAGTAGAAGGAATGTGTGTATGTTTGGTATTTGTCAGGCAAGTAGTGATGCTCACGATAGAAATCATATAAGTTTTAACACTATGGAAGGTAGTAAAACAGGAAAGGCAGCCGAAGCTGATTTGATTATTGGCATAGGTAAAAAAGACGATTGGGAAGGTGAAGAGGATTTTACTAGGACATTGTGTATTAGTAAAAATAAATTAACAGGATGGCATGGTATTATAACTTGTAAGATTGTGCCAAGTAAATCGAGGTACATAGACTAATGATAAGTGTATTAGACATAGAAACAACATTTACAGAAGACGGAGATAATACTCCATATAATTTAAGTAATAAACTAGTAAGCGTAGGAGTAAACGATGAATATATATTTTTTAATCATGACGAGTTCACTGGCGATATTCGTACTAGCCATAACAAACTCCAGTCAATTTTAGATAAGACAACACTAATGGTAGGACATAATCTTAAGTTTGATTTGTCTTGGCTACTAGAATGTGGTTTTAAATATGAAGGTAAGATATGGGATACAATGGTTGCAGAGTCAGTTTTATTTAGAGGTCAAAGAAAACCATTAAGTTTAAAAGAATGTTGTAGAAGAAGAAAGATAGGTATCAAGTATGCAACATTAGAAAATGCCATAGATTCCGGGATTGGTATGGATAAGATACCAATAAAAGATTTAGAAACATATGGTAGGAACGATGTAACTATTACAAAAGATTTATATCTACAACAAGATTTAGATTATAAAAGAGAAGAGAATAAAATACTTATACCTACATTAGAAATGATGTGTGAGTTTTTAGTTACATTAGTTGAGATAGAACGAAATGGTATCTATGTAAATCCTAACACATTAGATGAACTGAAAAAGAGATTGAATGAGGAGTATCATTCTGTCAAAAAAAAGATAGACATAACTGTTCAAGAGGTAATGGGTGACGCTAGTTATAATATCACTAGTGGGGAGCAGTTATGTAAAATCATCTATTCCAGAGAGATAATAGATAAAAATGATTGGGCAAAGACATTTGGTTTAGGTACAGATGAAAATGGTATCAAAAGAACACCTGCTAAATATCCTGCTAATACATTTAGAAATATACTAGAAACAAAAACTAGACCTGTTATGTATAGTATAGGAACTAAATGTAAAACCTGTGATGGTGTAGGACATTATAGAAAATATAAAAAAGATGGAAGTGCCTATCTTAATTTAACAAAGTGTAAAGATTGTAATGCACAAGGTGTATTCTTAACTAAAACAGATAGAGTTGCAGGATTTAAGATAACACCGAGAGACCAAAGGGATGTTACATCGCTTGGGTTTAAAGTTGGTATGGATAACTTAAAATATATCGGCGATAGAAATCCTGGAAGAGTAAGGGAGTTTCTAAATTATATAATAAGATACAAACAAATAGAAAAATGGCTATCCACTTTTGTAGATAAAATGAAAGAAGAGGCATATCAAAATAACTTATTACATCCTAAGTTTAGTCAAACAAATGTGGTGACAGGTAGATTATCATGCTCTGACCCTAACTTCCAAAACATACCGAGGGGAGATAAACTACCAATAAAAAGAGTTATACAATCTAGATTTGATGATGGTGAGATTATTGAAATGGACTTTGCACAACTAGAATTTAGAGTTGCTGCATTTTTATCACAAGATAGTCAGGCTATCCAAGATATTTTAGAAGGTGTAGATGTGCATCAGAATACTGCAAATGTTATTGGATGTGATAGACAAACTGCAAAAGCACATACATTCAAACCTTTGTATGGTGGTATGTCTGGAACAGATGAAGAGAAAAAATATTATTCTTATTTTAGAAAGAGGTATAAAGGTATAACTTTATGGCAAGAACAAACAGAGGATACTGCCATATCTACATCATTTGTTACCCTACCTAGTGGTAGGCAATATTATTTCGAGGGTATAAAAAGAGCATCATGGGGTGGTTCTAATTTTTATACTCAAGTTAGAAATTATCCTGTGCAAGGTTTTGCAACAGGAGATATAGTTCCCGTAGCTTGTATTGATATTTATAAGTCAATGAAAAATATGAGAACAAGATTAATTAATACTGTGCATGATTCAATTATTATTGATGCACATCCTAAGGAGGTAGACAGCGTTCTAAATAAACTAAAAAAAGCTTGTGATGGTATCACACAATCTATAAATAAAAGATACAACATAGACTTTAATGTGCCACTTGACTATGAAATTAAAAAAGGGCATAATTGGTTAGACCTAAAACGAATATAGGAGTTATATATATGACAGACAAAACAATCTTTGGAGACATGTCCGAAGAAGAAATCAGAGCAGAAGCAGGTATGGGAGCAGCAAAAAGTGTGCCCTCTTATATTGTGCAACTGCGTATTACAAACAATCATAAAGATAAAAACAACGATGATAAAGTCACACAACATCTGGGTAGCTACAATGTGTGGGATAAAGACACCGAACAGTTTATCTATTCAGATACTATTTCTTTCAGACCCTTTATGAAAAGAAATCAGTATATGACTTATGATAATAAAGCGAGAAAATTTTCTGCTGAATCAATCTTGGTAGCATTTGGCGAAGAGGCTTTCGATACATTAGGAACTACCAAGTGTGGATATGTCACTGCTAAAAATAGGAATGACTTAACGCCAGACCAAAAAGAGAAAGCTAACAATACAAAGTTCTACAGAATTATGTATGGTTTGATTGACATGAAAGGTGAAAATTCAAAGGGTGATAAAATTACTTTGAAACAATACCCTGTTCAAGTAAAGTATGCAGGTGGCAATGCAGTAGTCATGAGCAATCTTGATTCTTTATTATCTAATAAAGGTATCCTTTGGTCTAATAAGGTAGAGTTGAGTACAGAAGAAAAGACCGTTGGAGGTAATACCTATTACAATATAAAACTAGGTAAGATAACTTCGTTAGATGTTCCTGCTAATTTACTAGAGGATAGTGATGACGGCAGAGCCTATCAGTTATTTAAAAATGATATTGAAGCCAAGAACTCACAAGTCATGGAAAAATATCATGCACATCTAAAAAAGTATGCTGATGATACTATCGCAGTATCAAAAGTTACTAATTCTTGACCCAAGAAATATTAGATAAAATAAAACATTTATTGGTACAGGCGGAACAATCGCCTGTTCCTATCAGTGAAGAACTAATTGAACAGTTTGGAGAAGACTGTAAAAAAGCAATCCGAAAACAATTCAAAGAAAAAAGAGATACTTCTTTTAGAATAAGAATGTCAGGTATTGGCAAACCTTTATGTCAATTACAAATGGAAAAGTTAGGTGCTAAGAGAGAAGCACAACCATATAATAATAAATTAAGATTTATATTTGGTGATATGATAGAAGCTATAACAATGTTATTATTAAAAGCTTCTGGAACTGTAGTTGATAGTGAGCAAAAACAAGTTACTAGGAAGAGTAAATATTTTGAAGGAGGATTAAATGGTACTTATGATGTTGAGATTGATGGTAAAATTTATGATATAAAATCAGCTAGTGATTGGGCATTTAAGAATAAATTTTCTATGGGTTTTGATGCAGTAGTAGAAAAGGATGTGTTTGGATATAAGTCACAAGGATATTTATATGCAGATACGGAAAACAAAAAGTTTGGTGGTTGGATTGTTGTTAATAAATCTACAGGAGAAATGTGTATTGTCTCTCCACCAATGGATGATACTAAACATAAGAAAGAAGCATTACAATTAGCAGACGACAACATAAAAGCACTAATGGAAAACAAACCATTTGAAAGATGCTTTGATGATGTAGAAGAAAAATATAGAAGTAAATTAACAGGTAACAGAGTGTTAGATAGTGTGTGCGGTTTTTGCTCTTTCAAACAAGAGTGTTGGGGTGATAAGATAGAATACTTACCTCAACAAGTATTTGATGACGAAGGAAAGCCTCGTTCTAAAAATCCTAGATATTATTGGTATACTCATGTAGCAGATAGGAGTAAAAAATCTTGACTAAAAAAAGCACTATAGATGATGGTATTGTTATCTTAATTAAACCATATACTAAGGGTAAATTTGCAGTAGGATTAACTACAGATTATAGAGCAGATACCCCTGAAAAAGAAATGTGTAAACTAGTTGCACTAGGTGTTGCTCAACAAGTATTAGAGAACCCTGACCCCTTTTATGAAAAAGGTATTGAGTTATCAGCAAAGTTAGATAATATTGATTTGACAGATGTTACAGAACTTGTAAATGATAATGATGAAAGTAATATAATAGATTTAACAAAATACTTAGATAAGAATAATTTAAACTAGGAGTAATCATGAAACACAATTCTAATTTTAAACATGATTTAGAATGGGGTAAACAAGGCGAGATAGTAGTAGGTGAAATACAAGAGGGTGAAAAGACTGAAGTAAAGTCTGAAAGAGATAAATGGATTAAAACAGGTAATCACTACTGTGAATATCAAAGCAGAGGTAAGGATAGTGGTATTAGAAAAACTCAAGCTGAATGGTGGACTATAAATTTTTATATCGGCGATAGATTTTGTTTTAACATTACAGTAAGAACACAAGATTTAAAAAATATAATAAATAATAATAACTTTAACAAAGTTCCTGGAGGTGATAGTAATACCTCATGGGGATATTTAGTTCCTATTATTAAACTAATTGATTGTAATAATTATAAGGAGAGAGTAAATGAAAACTGAAGACATACTAAGTGATGCATCAAGATTAGTCTCTGGAGACAGAGCAAAGGCTTATGGAGATAAGAAGATACTCCATGATAAAATAGCTAAGATGTGGTCTGCATATACAGATTGTAATATAAATGCAGAACAAGTAGCTATGATGATGGCTATATTAAAGATAGCTAGAACAACAACAGGAAGTAGCTCTGATAGTTATACAGACGGAGCTGCATACATTGCAATAGCAGGAGAAATACATGACCAAAAATGAAAAACCCCAACAAAAGAACTATGTACTAAGTGAAGAGCAAAGAAATACTTTACTACAATACTTAGCAAATAGACCTTTTATTGAGGTTCAAAAAATTATAAATTTATTAGCAGGATTAACTGAAATCAATGATAACATCTCACCAAACTTTATCAAAAAATAAAGAAACTTTTATTTTATATAGTTGTAAGATATCTTATTCTAGATTGGATGGTAATCTATATTGGGATGAGGAAACTATCAATACAAAAGAAATGATAGAAGACTTTAAAAAGAAGTATGGAACTAACGAACCATATTCAAAACATAAAAAACTTTTGATACCATTGCCACATATTTTAAAGGCAGTGATAACGCATCTAAAGAATGAATATAATCACTCTTATACAACAACCCAACAACTATTAAATAAATTAACTAGCTAGTTCTCTCATTCGAGAAGATAAATCCCCTGCCCTATTAGGGGTTTGTTTTGCCCACTTCGAATCGAGCATCTCAGATGCTGCGGTATCATACGACTCTGTTTGTAGTGCAACAATCATGTTCTTAAATTTAGATACACCATATTTTCCCATTTGAAATATCATCTCACACAATATACCTTGTGCTTTTATGTGTATTTTTAAATTATTTTCTGCACATAATTCGTTCATACTATCCCATGCTTTATTAAAGTCTTGTTCAAATATTTTATCCCAACCCTCTTTAGTTGTAGGCACTTCTTCTCCATCTAGTATGCGGTGACCATAGCCCCCTGTTAAAAATCCTTCTGTGCAGAGATAGGGGTCTAGTCTATAACCCTCATGCTCCTTTACTCTATCCATCAGTTCTTTTTTAATTACATCTGTCATACTATACTCCTATTTCTTTTTACTAATCATACCTTTGATACCTGGTGCTGCTCTGACACCTAGTGATACAGAACATGCAAGATATAAAAGATGACGATAATATTCAGGTAAAGTTGCGAGTACCTCAAAGCCCTCTTTTATATGTGGTCGTAAAGGTCCGATAAATACACAAATTGCAGGAACCATCAGGGCTAGTAAAACAAACTCGTCTTTCCACGACCCTTTCATTTGGTCTACAGCAGATGCTTCCCACGCAACTTTTCCTGCTATTTGCTGCTCCTTGAGCGACTTCTGTGCTTTTATCTCAGTAAGTGCTAAGTCAGCTTTTGCTTTCTTTGTCTCTACAAATCCTTTTATTGTATCGCCTACTATATTAGCGACTGGTCCTAATAACATATTAAACATATTTACTCCTATTTATTATTTCTTAAATTTAATACCTCAGGTGATTCTAAAATATCTGCGGGAGATATTCCATCTATTCTACCACCAAATATCAGTGCTTTTTTTTGCATTTCAATAATTATTTTTGCAGATTTTTTATCGTATGTACTCATGGATATTTCACCTGCTCTTAATCTTTCTGCCAATTTAGCTATCTTAGCCTCTAGTTTTTTCATCTCTTTAGTAAACTCTAAAGACTTTGCTGCAGTTAAAGTTCCTACTGTTCTATTAGAAACTTTAAATCCAAACGCACTAAGTATAGCCATCCACTCTGCTTCATCCTCTCTGTAAGGAGATATATTAGAGTCTAGTGTTGCTCTATCTATTCTTTTTGTAGAGTAAGAACCCGGTATAAATGGGAAGTTAGGTATTAATTTTACTCCCACATTTTTTAAACTTTCTCCTATTGAATCAGGTGGTACATATGTTCTTCTAAATAAATCTATCCCCAATAGACTAAAAAGAACATCTCCTGCTATACCTCCACTTACTTGTAAAGGTGCAGGAACCATAGGTAATGTTCCTCTTAAATCTAATATATCACCACCAGGAAAAAATCTTTGTATGTTTATATATTTAGATTGACCTTCTTCAGATTTAAATGGTAATTTAATTTCTTTTTGTGGCATAAAAGGCATACCTAATATGTTACCAGAGGAGTATTCAGGTAGCATCTGTTTCTCTCTTTCAGCGTCTCCACCTCCCATTTCAGCACCTAGTTTATTTAAACCATATCCCAGTGCTGCATATTTAGCAAACTTCCAAGGTCTAACAACTGCAGTTTCTGCAAGTAGAGGTATTATTCTATAACTAAACGCTAAGAATGGAGTAACTGAGTGCCTAAGAGCATTTACAATCGGAGCATCTATATCATAGTCTATAAATTGTCTTCTAGCAAACAATGCAGCATCACTAGCACTGTCTCCCATTTTAAGTCTATGCTGAAATGCATTTAATCTAAATATATGGTCTTCTAATCTATACCAATTTTGTAATGTGCCTGTGACTTTATTTTTTCTAACTGCCTCATATACTCTTCCTGCAATATCAACTGCGTTAGTCCATTCTGTTTTATTTGCATCATACTTGTATGCACTTTTGATAGCTGCAAAGTCAAATGTTTTTAATTCTCTTGCTATAAAATCTGCATCAAATACTCCAAACTTTTGTGCTAAGTATACTGTTTCTGATTTATAAGGGTCTTTACTGTTGTGTTTAGCCAACATTTTAAATGAATCTATCAGACCTCCCTCTCCTTTAGTTCCTACAAATAGAGGTACATCAGCAAAATCTGAAAAGAAAACATTACCAAATATGTTATTAACATGAACAGTAGGATTCCAAGCTGTTTTAGAAACTTTCCATAGTCCATTTAGTCTTCTATATTTTCTAAACAGTGCGTTATTTCCCATTTCTCTGTATTTTTGTGCAGTTAATAAGTTTCTATATACTTCTTCTAATACATACTTACCTGATAAACTTCCATATTTTTTTACTTTTGTATCTTTAATACCTGTTTCTGGCATTTTGTAGTAGCCTTTTTTGTTCATGGCTTCGTCAGATAATCCCTTGAATTTATCGTTTAGTTTATACTTACCATCCGCACCTTTTACATACGCACTTAGTGAAGGTGTTTTATATATATCATCATAAAATTTAAATTGAGATATTGTACTTGCCATGTAAGAACCTGTCAGTTCTATACCTGCAGCAGCATCTTCAATCTCACCTTTTGCTAGTCTTTCTGCTTTAGTATATTCCCATCTAATAACTTTATACTTTACACCATCCTCTGTTACTTCATCAAAAATTTCCCAACCTCTGTGATTAACTAACTTAGGGTCTCCTATACCTCCTGGAACCATTATAGGTTGTCCATTTTCATGTACAGCTTTTACGTTTTTATAATTTTTATTATAATCATCTTCCGTTACTTTTAATATCTGACCTCTAGGTTTTAAATCATCACCTATTCTAGGTGCTTCTTTATCTTTTGAATATATTCTTCTTAAATAAGAGTTAGCATTTCTTTGAAATGTTTTAACATCCATTAATCCATAATCAACATACATCTGACCATACTTATTTATTACATCTCTAGCCTCTTTCGATAACATCATAATTTTTTTAGAATCTATCTTAGATACTTCTTCGCCTTCTAATATATTGTAAAGTATTTTTCTTTCATCCATGTTTAGAAGTTTTGCTTTTTGAACTAAGTCATGAAATTGTGATGCTATTGTTCCTCCCAATCCTTGTGCCTGTATTCTTAGTTTTATAAATTCATTTGGTAGATTGTATTTGTCTCTTAGTCCTCTTCCTAAAAATTCAGTTATCGGCATTGTAAATTTAACATCGCTTTCTCCTTTTGGACCCACTGGTCTAGTTATTTTTATTTTAGATAGTGCTTTAAATCCACCTAATCCTAGCACAGCACCAGTCATTGCTCTTCCTAGTCTAGAACTAAGAGGGTCGTTTATACTAATTAAAGGCAGTTCATCATTATAATTAAATCCTAATAACGCACCGCCAGTCACAGATGCCCCTTGACCTGATGCTATTTTTTCAAATGCAGGTCTACCTATTTTTTCTTGATAAGGTCTTGCTATATATTTGTCAAAAAAACCTCTTACAGGATTTAAGTACATTCCTTTTTTTGGAAAGTTTTTTTGTTTATTCTCTGCAATTTGCCTCTCCATTTTATTTATTTGGCTTTCTGTCTTGCCTGTTTTTCTAAGTAAATCTTGTTCTTCAATTGTTTTTAAAACATCTGCCGAAGGGTCTCCTATTTTAGCATCATCTCTATATGTGACTACCCTATCTTCTTTTTTTGTTCTAAATACTCTTTTATCTCCCTCTTTGATGCCTCCTACAAAGTCTTCACCCTCTACTACTTTAGGTTCAGGAGATAGTTTTGCTTTTTTAATACTCCTATCTTTCATTGCTTTTTGAGTATTAACATGTTTTAAATTAAATATTGTTCCTATAAAACCCTCAGGGTCGGGTTGTCCTACAGGAGTTACAGTTCCTTTTCCAGTAACCTTAACTCCTAGATTTCTTAAAGCACCTATGGTAGGACTTAATATACCTCCACCGATACCTCCAAGCAAAGCCTGTTCACCTCTGGTTATTCTACCTTCACCAATGATACTATCCATGTCCTCATCAACATACCCTGCAGCTCCCGCTACTGCTCCAGATACTATGCCATACTTTCCCATTGTGTATAATGTTTTTGCTTTACCGAATGGTAACAACCAAGATGCAGGGTCTAGAATAGCACCTGCGAAATAAACTGCTTTAATTAAACCACCATTTTTACCTTGCATAGCTTTGACTAACTGCTGTTGTTCTCTACGCATTTCTTCTTTATCAAAACCTAATCCAGTTATTTGACTTACACCTCTAGTGGTATCTAATAATCCTAGTCTAAATGCTTTACCTAAAGTTACTTTTTCATTATAATCATCATCATCTTCGTAATCATAATCAGATGCTTTTTTTGAATCTCTAAGATTTATAGAGCTACCTGTTTTGTCAGAACTTATTGGAAAGTAAACTGTTAAACCACTTTTACCTCTAGTTTTTTGTTTAACTTGTGCTCTTATTTCCGCAGCCTTTTGAGGGTCGCTTTCTAAAAGTCTTTGAAACTCTCCTGCCATTTTAAGATTGTTCTGTTTGGTTTTTACTTGCTTCGTATGCTTTAGTTGCTTCGTTTAATTCATACATATCGTAGAAACTTGTGTAATCAAAAAACCCTTGATAGGTCTGTTCTAGATAATAATCTTTTAATATACTTTCTGCTACTAAAGCGGGTGACACATCTGTTTCCCTTGATATATTTTCAAGAGTATCTCTTACATCTTGAACACTATTAGTGCTAGGACTTATACCGTCAGGAAATATTATGTTTCCTATAAATTCAAGAGCACCTCTTTCAAAAAACATGTTAGTTCCCTCTTGTTTAAATCTGTTAGAAGTTAAGAATTTTTCAAAACCATTCTCTGCTTCCATTTTCATTTTTTGTATATCTTCTCCATACGAACCTGCCATAAGATAATCTATAGGTCCTTGTTGCCCAGATGCTATTGATTCAAATCCCCCTTCTACTGGAACTGATTCTCTTAAATCTCTACCCGTAACACTAGAAATAATTGATTCTCTTTGTGGTGCAAATTGTGATTTATCTACCATTCTTTGAATCTTACCAACTAATGTGTTTGCAGTGGCTTCTCCCATATTATTTTCGTTAACAAGTCCTTTTTTTATTCTATCTATATCTATATTATATTGTTTATCAACCATCTCAGAAAAATCACCATCTTCTAGTTTAGCTTTTGTATCAGCGGGTAAATTATTATATTCACTTTTTATAATTGATAATTGTTTTGTTCTGTCCTCAGGTGCTAAGTCTGAAAGGTTTGCTAATGTTCCTACATCCCCGTAATAATTAAATAAATATTTACCAAAAGCACCACCACCCACACTATCAGATAGTGCTATGGCTTTATCATAATTATTAGAAACAGTTTTAATTTCTTCTTGCACCTCATCTGTAGCTTCTTTTAATATTGAGACACCCTCTTTTCCTATTTGTTCTGCTTCATTAAATATATCGACACCTTCTTCTGCTGCACCTTTAAGAAGGAAAGTTGGTTTAATAAATCCCATTATTCATCTCCTTTTTTTCTAGACATGATGCCTTTTGGTTTTTCTTTAATAGATTTTTTTGCTTTTTTTATTTGCTTATCTGTTGGAACATATCCTCTAGATTTATATAAATCACTAATCATGGCTTCTGTTTCATTTTTTCTAGGTCTTGTTATTTTTAATTTAGATATACCCGCAGCCTTACCTATTTGTAATATCATCTTTTGAACTATCGGCGTTAGAAGTAATGCAGAATCAACACTAAAAGCACCCTCTACAAAACCTGAAAATACTATAACTCTAGTCACTGATTCTACTGAAACACCTGCTTCTAATAATATTATAACTCTTTTTAAAGCATCTTTTTTATTTAACTCTCTCCAAATATGTATTGATGCCTTTTCTAAACTAGGAAATCTTGCAGGATTTTCCCAAGGATAATTCTTAGGTGTATCTGTTAAAGATTGCCCTGGTACAGGAGTATCAAAAGGATTTGATTGTCTTTCCATTATACATTCCTCTTTGGTGTATACGAAGGTGGGCTTTGTCTTTCTATTAATTCTGCATACATGTTTGATAAAACTCTATCCCAATTGTTATATAGTTCTTCATAACTAATTGCTTCATTTGCTCTTACTTCACCTGCTTCTACAGGTGCTAAACTATCTCTTTTAAATCTACTAAAATTAATTCTACTTCTTCTTTCTGCTGCACTTTCTCCATACACAGTTCCTGTATCTTCTTTATTTTTACTCATAATAGTATCTAAAACTTGTGCTCCCATCATGACTTGTTGAAATAATGACATTTTATCCTCCTAATACTTTGTTAGCAAATATCTTTACACCTAATTGACCTAGTAGTCCATTAAGTTCATTTTTGCCTTGTTCATCAATTAATGCTAATTCTGTTTCTCTTTCTAGAGCAGCTATAGCTATGTTATGCGCCCTCTCTCTTTGATTTTCTGCTGATGTATTAACCCAAGACGCTTCATCTCTCCACTGTTGCCATAAAGCAGACAGTGCAAAGTTAGATATATTTAGTAAGTTCTGTGCATCTGTTTGGTTCGCTGCATTTATAGCTGCGGTATTTGCTGTATTAATACTTCTTCTCCATGTTACATTAGACTGGTCAATCAGTCTTTGATTTTCTACATTGAATCTTTCTCTTTGGTCTTCTAATTGTGTGTTAAACTGATTAATAGCAGCTTCTCTTTGTGCGTTAGCCTCAGACACACCTATTTCATTCTGTGCATTTTGTGCTGATATTCTATTCTTTTCAGCAACAGCATACTGATTCATAGCGTCTAATCTTTGTGCGTTATTTGTATTTATCTGAGTTGCAAGACTAGCAAAGAACTGGTCAGTTTGTTGTTGGCTTTGGGCATTAAACTGCAATGCAGCGTTAGAAGCTGCTTGGTCTGACAATAATGTTTGTTGTCTTAACTGTATATTTGTGAGATTGGCTTGTTGCCTATTGTTTAAGTTTTGAAATATAGCCTGTTGAAAAAACTGTGCATCTTGTTGTGCTATTGGTATGGATGCTTCTAATAAACCTTGTGCTAATGCTTCTGCAGCTATACTAGATGCTCCTAATCCTCTTTGTTGCATAGCGGCATCTACTAATCTTTTAGCACCTGATGCAAATGCAGGGATAGGTTTACCTTCATCTACTGCTGTATTAATAGCATTAGATATATTAGCTAACTGACCTTGTACTGTAGCCTCTGGTGGTAATGCAGTTAGGTCTTCTTGTTGTGCAACTAAAGGTGCAGATATTGTGCCTTGTGCTGCCTCCATTTGAGGAGCAGTTGCACCTGTTACTGCAGAGTATAATGGTGCTTGAGTTGCAGTTTGTTGTGCTACTGTGGCTGATGTAGGAACTACCTGAGGTGTTATAGTAGGGGCAGTAGGGGTAGTTGTGATAGGTGCTGCCTGAGTTCCTGTTAATCCCGGAGTTGTTTGTAATGTTTGTGTAGTTGGTGTTTGTAGTGCAAGTCCTGGCATTACGGATGTGCCAGTAGGTAGACTAGGTTGTCTCATTGCAGCACCAACTTGTGCTTGTACTACTTCAGAGGGGTCTGTTAGTGTGTTTTGTGTTGATGGTTGTTGTTCTTGTTGTATAGGATTTGTCTCCATAACATTAGTATCCATAAATTTTTTATATGAATCCTCGTCACCAAACTGTTGTTTTTGCTGTTCTGTTAAATCTGCAAATGATTTATAAGTTGCCATTAATTATCTCCCATTAAGTAAGATTCCATCCACATAATTTTTTCTTTGATTATAGCAATGTCTTGTTGCATCTGTGCAACTGCATCTGCTTTTTTTTCTACGGCTTCTAGTCTTTCTGACCACATGCCCCAAGTCATAGCTAAACTAGCTATGATAACTATGTATGGTAATATTACTTTTAAATCTATTTTCATTATTGCCCCTTTGCTGACATTCCACTTAAAGGATTATTTAATGCTTTGTTTATTTTTAAGTCTAGTTTCTCCTCTAATAATTTTAATTCATCTAATAACTCTCTATTGTCTTCTTTCTGTCTGTCTTCTACATCATTAACTATTTCTGTAATGTGTCGAATATCTCCATTCATCTGACGCAAATCTGCTTTCATGTCATTCTTTAAATCTTTTGCAACATCAGCTACAAGTGTAATTTCCTCAAGTATCATATCTATTTCAGACTTTAATACAGCCATACCCTCATCATATTGTGATAGGTCAGGCTCGGTATACAGAGTAATCTTTTCCTTCATATCGAGATAATCCTGATAGAAAGTAAAGCCAGTCCATGCTGCACCACCTAATGCACCTAATAAAGTAAAGATAGCAAATACCTTGCCACCAGTTACCTTCATTCCTGAATACTCAATACTGGGCATTTATCATATCCTCCATAGTTTGTCCTTGTGCCATATCAAATAATACTCCGTAGTTATCCTCTATTGTTTTATTTAAATATTCATTAACATCTGTATCTTGTATTGTAGATTGTGTGTCAAAGAATGTTTTTGTATTACCAAGTATTTGCATAACAATTAATGTTTTCATTTGATTTGATTCATCATACCTAGCTTTATCGTCAATCTTTTTTACTATTTTAGTTGCAGCTTTTTCTTTTGATGACTGTTCTTTTACAGGTTCTTTTGGTTCTTCAACTTCTTCCTGTTGTATGTCTTCTTGCTCGGAACTATTCTCAGTTTCCATAGTGGGTTCCTCAGTAGTTTCGCTATCGGGTTCGGTTGTTTCTTCTGTTGGTTGCTCATCTATAGTTTCTTCTACTTCAGGTTCAGGTAAATCTAATTCCATCTCCATTTCTATCTCTAACTCTAGTTCCATTTCTGTTTCAATTTCTACAGATACTAATTCAGGTTCTGGTAAATCTATCTCAAAATCTATTTCAAACTCTTGTATTTCTAATTCTACAGTCTCATAAGTTACTTCTTCTGTTTCAGGTTCTATCGGTGTAAAATCAATATCACCTACATCATCAAAACTAATATCATTAAACTCAAATACTTCTTCTGCAAATTCTAGTTCTGTTGTAGAGAATAAATCTAAATAATATATTTCTTCTACTGTGGTAATCTGTTGAGTGATTATAGTATTAATTACATTGTAAAATACATTTACTGTTACATCATCAAATAATGGACCTATTGATAAATTTATATCTCTACCACCAACCTCTATAACAACTTTATTTATAGTTCCTGCAAAATCAAAAGAACCATTATAAGATTGATAACCTGATGCTATTCCTGTTTCTGATAATACATCAGTGCCTTGAAATATATTTATATTACCATTTTTTCCAGTAATATGCATGTATATTCTATCTTGTGCGTCTCTTTTATCCACCTCTATAGAATACCTAACTTCACCACCATTACTCATTTGTAAATCAGATATATCTACAGTTTGTATAAAAGTTGTTCCCATGCCTGAAACACCCATACTAGATGTAGAGTTTCCACTACCAGTTATTTGTGCACATTTATCAGAGCCTAGTGCATAACAATTATTACCAGATGGCATGTTAGCAGGACCTTGACCACCCCAATCAACATCCATGTCGCCTTCTTTATTTGTTACAACATATCCATTACTACCATCTAAAATATCACCTGAATCTTCGTTTGTTAC